AAGTCTTAATACTTTGGATGCAATAGCGTGTGGACATCCTTGTAACCATGCCTTGGTAAAAGAAGGTTGCTCACTCTTACCTGTTCTTTCGTAGTGTATATTAAAATGATCAAATACCTTGGCAACACTTGTTGCCACCCATGGCTCTATATCTATGTTGGTATCATCTTTAATTTCTTTTGTAACTTGTTTCTTCATTTCCAAAAGTTTTGTCTTAGTTTGCTCTGCTTTGTCTAAATCAACTCTGACACCTTTTTGCCTCATTTCAAGCACAAGAGGTATTAATGAAGTTTCTAACTCAAAGATGTTTGTCAGTTCTTGTTGTCTTATCTCTTGCTCAAACCTATTCCATAATTCTAGCGTAAGAGATGCATCTTGTTCAGCATATGTGCCTACAAATTGTGAGGGTAGTTTCCACATCTCTTTCTTTGGATCAAGACCCCAATCTTTAGCTGCTGCATTTAAAACTTTTTCATTCTTACGTTTGCCTAAGTAATCACGGCCAAGTGCATTAAGAGCATAACTAAATCTATTTTCATTGATGAGAGGTGCAGCAATCATCGTATCTATAATCTTACCTTTGACTTCTATGTTTGCCCATCTCAGCCACCCCGCATCATACATGGCGTTGTGCATTATCTTTGGAATATGTGGTGTGTTAAGTTGTTTTCTCAGCCATGCAAAAACTTTTTCTTCTGGTATGTTACCACCACCCTCATGTCTGAAAGGATAGTAACCTACAAAGTCTCCCGCTGCTATGGCAACGCCTACAATAAATCCATCATTACGTGTCCACCCTGGACCAAGTTCTAATAAGTTTGGATCTGATGTTTCTAAGTCAATAGCTATGTATTTAGAATCTGTTAGGTCTGGAAACGACTGAGGCACAGTCCATTCTTTTTCTAAAGTACTCATCTCCATACGTTCTAAAAAACTAATAGTATTTTTATCTTTCATTACATTCCACACATACCATCACATTCGTCAAGAAATGATAGTTGTCCTTTCTCTTCTATTGTTTGTAAATCTGCTTCGTCTAAGGGAACTAATGAACGATGAACAAACTGTTCTCTTCCTTTGTCTGTGCCCGTAGTTCTAATCTTCTTGTCTACTGCCACTGCATCTGCCCAACCTTTTGGATCATTATCTCTTAAATGTCTCCACTCATTATTATTTTTGTAAGGGCAGAATGTACAGGCTGATCTTGGTAAATACTTCTCGGGATAGTGTTTTGCAAACCAATTCTGACAATCGTATCTCTTCATACCTAGCTCTATAAGTGGCCATCTGTTGTATAACCATTTATCTCGAGACTCTTTGACACGTTGCAGTTCGTCTGTGCTAATACCAATCCATTGCTCAAGTATTACACCTTGCTTGACTTTGTGATTTTTCTTTACGCCAAGTAATTGTCTAAACTTCTTTTGTATAGGTTCTATTTTAAATTGAGTAGTGCATTGTCTACGACCAAACCCATCTTTGACATGAAAAGGCACGACACAATAATTTTTATTTGTGCCTCTAATGTTGATGCCCTCTGTAATACTTCTTCGTAAGTCACCCGCAGTTGTCTGATAGATAGGAAATGATAGTTGTGTTTCTAACCATGCCAAGTGTGTGTAAACTTCATCTGGCTCTGCCTGTGTATCTGCAAATACTGCACAATCTGGCTTGGGTGTAATCTCTCCACGTTCAGCCATAAGAGCAACGACAGAAGATTGAACTCCTGCTCCTAGACTAATAACCCTCATTGTTGGGTTAGGATGTGGTTTAAATATACTACTTATCATCCTTTTCTTCTGCTCCTAATGCTCCGTATCCACAGATATCAATCCACGAATCTTCATGCTCTGGCTTATTCATAATTCTAGACATCTTGACCGCTACCATAGCTAAATATACCATCCAAACTTGAACTTTGATACCAAATATAACACTCCACATATTGGCTATCCGTTGATGATTTAGACGAGCATCTCCATAAACACTTGCTCTTTTTTCACTAACTAAACCCTCTGCTATTTTTAATGCTTTATCTCTTTTCATTTTCTAACTCCGTAACTTTTTGTTTTAATTTATAAATTTTATAATCTAATTCTGATAAACCTAGTCTTTGTCTTTCAGCCTGTTCATTAGCTTCTCGTCTCTTTCTATAGGCTTTTGTTCTGCAATTATGGCCACAGTATTTTTTACCCTTTCGACCATTATTTGCACAATGAACTCTAATTTTTTTTGTTTTGTTACATTGAGGACAATAGAAATCAAAAGTAATGTTTTGTTTAGCATCTTTAATGGCATTATTAAGTTTCTTAATCTCTGCATCTAATTCTGCTTTTCCTTGTTCATAAGTTTTCATATCACGTATCTATACCTCCCGAATGAATCAATGATGTGTAAATTATGTTTGGCTCTTGTGACCCCCGTATAAAATACACGATGCTCATCATCTTGATTCTTCGCATTAACTGCAGGATGGCATGACTCTGACATCAATATAATGTTGTCGTCCTCTCCGCCTTTCATCTGATGTATCGTTGATAATTTAATACGAGGGTTCTCCAAGTCCTCCCCCCTTCGTAGTATCGCTGCCTTGTATCTCTGATCGTCCTCTGACATATTAACTACATCTTCTCCTCTCATTGATTTAGGTGCGACTAACCCATGATTGGCCACTAGCTCGTCATAACATAAACTGCTTTGTGGATCTAAATACTCTAATGTTTTTGCTGAACCTCTCTTTACAACTTGGTTCTTGCCTTGCTTTGGCACGTAACTATAAAACTGTTTGATTGTCTCGAGGGGTAAACTCTTGTCCTTTTTGAGTTCTTCCCACATATTCATAAATTGAATAAATTCATTTTCTAATGAAATTTTACCAAATCTTTCATATAAATAACCATTGTCACGAAGATTAACTTCTATCTTGTTTACGATATTGTTTGTTCTTGCCATGATCGTCCATGACCCTTTGTCGATATCTACATCATACCAATTCATATGATAATCCACAGAACCCTCACGCTCTGTAGGTTTCCAACTTTTTGCCTGTCGCACATCTATTCTATTCACAAGACGATTGGCTATCTCATGCACAGACCTTGGCACACGATAACTCTGATCAAGTATGCGGATGTTCTCACATGATCTCATGAAATTTTTCACATCAACACCATTCCATACATGTATCGCTTGATCGTCATCTCCCGCATAATAAATTCTACTTGCTGATTGTTTGAGGACATTGACCATAGACCATTGCAACTTTGTAAGATCCTGTGCCTCATCTACAATCAATACATCAAGTAATGGTGCACTGCCTTGCTTAACAAAGTATTGTATCATGTCTGTAAAGTCATACTTCTCATACTCTTTCTTGTATGCCTTGTAGACCTTATCGACTTTGTTCAAGAAAGAATAGCTTAGTTGATAATCGCCATTGTCATTATACTCTTGATCTAATGATACTTCTCTCATGTTGGCACGGCCAATCAATTCAAGATACTGATTACCTTTGTTAAACGATTGCAGCAACACACCATCACTGTTTGATTTTGCAGTATTACCATCAAAGATAATACCAAGCTCATTGCCTAGGTTCGTAAAGTCTGCTCGTGTCAGCATGTTAGACTCGCCTAGGCCAAGCCAATGATATCCCGTTGAATGAAGAGTCTTGAACCACGGAACATCCTTGAGTGATAGTTTTGTTTGTTCCGATATACGCTCCTTTGCTTCTCCTATAGACTTCTTAGAAAAAGATACGAAACCTATTCTATCGGGTGGGGTGCCTTTACTCAATTCATCTTTGACAAGATCAATCAATGTATGAGTCTTGCCACACCCTGGTGGTCCGAATATTAACTCCTCATGCATCGGCTTTTTCTCGAGGTCGGTTGTCAAGCCACTCTTGTACTTCACTCTCTACCCATCTTGATGTGCCATTTTTCTCTGGCTTACCAAGAACAACAGGTTTTGGGAATGCACCTTCTTGCACCCATCTGTACAGAGTTGACTTTGATATCTTTAACCATTCACTAACCTCGGGTTGTGTCAGAAAAACTGTGTCCCTCGAAAAGGATTGCTTTTCTTCAAAATGGGATTTCGTCATCATCATTCTCCTTTGTAATTGTTAAATCCACTTCAGTCGTTTCAAATTGAGGAACCCACCACACTCGTAGATTCGTCCACTTACCATTGTCTAACTTGATTTGTTTCATGCCATTACACTTTTGGCCACTATTCAAATCTTTTAGTCTTTGTTGGATCTGTGGTCTATTGAATGTCGTAAACCCTCTTTGTTTCAAAAACTCCTGCAAACCTTTCATGGTAAAATATGTTAAGTCATCTTCTGTCCATGGTTTACCCATGTTCAGTTCTTCGGGTGACTTTGCCCGAATACGGCTTGTGCAGTAGGTTTCTACAAGTTCCTTAAACTGTCCTGTCATAGTCAGTTCTTCAGAAGCTTCTATTGATGTTGCAGTTGATAACAGATTATTTACCAAAATCTGCCAATCTCCTGGTTTAAACAACGGAGGCATGAAATCAATTTGCTCAATACATGCACGTTGAAACTGTATAGGCATTTGTAATTGTTCAGTTGATAGCTCTAATCTTTTGCCATCAACATCCAAAAAGAAAAGTCTTGGCTCTGATTTTAAGATTGTTAGTCCGCCAATCTCGGGCAACGTATCATGGCCACCGATACCATACTTT